GAGATGATGGGTCCCGAGATGAGCCAGGGCCCGATCAAGACGGCGACTGAGATCACCATCTCGGACCGCAATCGGTTGTGGGCCATGAACGGCGAGTTCGCGCGCATCCAGTCCGAGTTGCTGGCTAAGATCATCGCCCGCGGCGTGAGTATCCTGCAGGCCCGCGGCCTGCTGCCTAAGTTCAAGGTTGACGGCCGCGAGATCAGCATCCGGTACACCTCGCCGTTCGCGCGGTCGCAGGAGAACGAGGATGTGATGGCGTTGCAGACGACCACGGCAACGTGCGCGCCGTACGGCCCCAACGTGCTGAACATGGGGCTCAAGACCGAAGACATCCCGGCCTGGGTCGCGCGTAAGACCGGTCTCGACATGAGCCTGGTGCGTTCGCCGGATGAGCGCAAGGCGCTCGCCGAGCAGGCGGCGCAGCAAGTGGCGCAGGTCGCGCAGGCGGATCCGCAGGCCGCGATGGGCCTGGTGGGAGGCGGCTGATGGATGACTTTCTGGACACGGGCGGTTCGCAGGCGCAGATGCGCAACGAGGCGATCGACTACGCCCAGCTGTACGTCGCCGCGTTCGTGCACTCCCCGGCCGGGGCCAGGCTGCTGGCCGACTGGGACGCGCGCCTGCTGCACAAGCGCATCCCGGTCAACGCGCCGCACACCGAGTACGCTGCCGTCGAAGCCGTACGGCAGTTTGTCCACGACATCCATGCGCAGATCGCGCTGGCGAGCACGGAGCGGGCGTGAAAGGCGCGCGTAACTTTGGTATCTCGCCCGAGTTGGCGTTGTGGCTGAAGCGCGCGGCAACATCGGGGGATTTGGCGGCGCATGAAGCTGCCGCCAATCCGCACCCGGTCTATCTGACGCAGGCGGAAGCGGATGCACTGTACGATCCTTTGGGTGGCGGCGGAGCCGTCAGCAGCGACGCGCTGTGGGACGCGAAAGGCGACCTCGCGGTCGGCACAGGGGCCAACGCCGCCGCGCGTCTTGCGGCCGGAACCAACGGGTACGTGCTGTCGGCGGACTCTGCGGAGGCCACCGGGCTGAAATGGATTGCGGCGCCCACGGGCGGTGATGTCGCAACGGATACACTTTGGGACGCCAAAGGTGATTTGGTGGTCGGCACAGGGGCCAACGCCGCAGCGCGGCTTCCTGCCGGAACCAACGGGTACGTGTTGTCGGCGGACTCTGCGGAGGCCACCGGGTTGAAGTGGATCGTCGCCCCGTCCGGCAGCGGAACGGGTAACTCATATTTTCCAGGTGGATGGTGATTTCTCATGCCTAAGTCAACGGCAACCTGCAACTCGATCGTGAACCTGATGTACCGCGCAACGGCATGGGCCAACGTCGCGGACAACGCCGCGGCCTCGCCGCTCACGAATACCTACGTCTCGCTGCACACGGCCTCGCCGGGCACGGGCAACGACCAGACCACGAACGAGACCACGTATACCAACTACGCGCGCGTGGCGGTCGCCCGCTCGACGGGCTGGAACGCGGCCTCGGGCGGCGCGACGGCAAACGCGGCGACAATCAGCTTCGCGCAGTGTGGCGTGACCGGCGCGACCCTGACGCACGTCGCCACGGGCACGGCCTCGAGCGGCGCCGGTAACGTCTGGCACCAGGGTGCGTTGAACGCTTCGCTGGCGGTGTCGTCGGGCATCACTCCGCAGTTCGCCGGCGGCGCGCTGACGGTGACCGAATCGTGAGTCAGGACGCGCGCACCGCGCTCGAGCGGCGCATGTGGGACTTGATCGGCCCGCCGCTGTACTACTGCGCCGACTGCCTCAAGGGCGTGAAGGTGACGCCGGTCGAGGGCACCGAGCCGATCATCAAGCGCAACTGCGACTGCACCGGCCAGATCATGGCGCCGCGCCGCGCGGTCTGCGCGGGTGAGGGCGGTTTGAACTTCGCGGACAAGGCGAAGGTGACATGGATGCAGGCCGCCGCGTCGCTCACGGGGCGGTGTGTGTAATGGGCTTCTCGACGGTGTCGGAGTACGCCGCCGCCGATGAACGCGGCCAAGTGTGGACGACGTCTTTCCGCAAGGCGGTGGCATCGGCCGCCACCACGACCAACGGCTGGGTCGATTACACCTATTTCGCAGGCTCGCCGCCGGCCAACTTCTACGCCTCGACCCCGCTCATTGCTGCTGAGCTGGACTCCTCGCGTGGCATCTACCTGCCAACGGTTGCACCTGCGACTCAGCATCTGAACAACCTACGCCTGATGACTGCGGCCAGCACCGCAACTTCAACGGCAAATGGAAGGCAGCAGATCGCGCTGTGCGACTACCTGATGTATTACCCGTTCATCGACACGGACGCGGTGGGGGAACAGCAGGATCTCGACAATACGCTCACCCTTCCGCGTTACGGCTCTGGAATGGTCGTCGCTGTCGCGCAGTCCGCCTCGTCGGCCACGGGGCAGTTCACGATGACCTACACCAATCAGGACGGTGTCGGCGGGCGGGTGTCGCAGAACACCTACACCTTCGTCGCCGCGGGCGGCGGGCAGGTCGTTGCGGCCAGCGGCGTCGGTGCATCGTACAATCCGTTCCTCAACCTGCAGGCCGGGGACTCGGGCGTTAAGTCGATCGAATCCGTGACGTTCACGGCAGCGGGCGGCGGACTAATGGCGTTGGTCATCGTCAAACCGCTGCTGATGCAGTTCCTCGCGCAGGAGTGCCGCCGTACGACCTCCAGCAACTTGGAGTCCTACGGATCCTGTTCAGAGTTCCAGTCGGTGATCCACGCCGCTGGCGCTCCGCGTATTATCGACGGCGCACGGGTCGGGTTGCTTGCAGCAGGCTACGCAGGCTCACTCGCCAGCTCAATTCTCGCTGGCATCGTCGAAACATTCTGGAATTGAGGCGCATATGGGATTCACGAGCCAAGACGACCTGATCACGCAACTCACGGAGAACGGCAAGGGCGATACGGTCGTCACGACCAAGACGCTCAACGCCGCGCAGACCGCAGGCACCTGGACGCTGCTCTCTGGCATGGCGGGCTATCCTCCGGCCGCGACGTTCGCTGGATCGGATTTGACGTACGTCCCGACCGATGACACCTGGGCCGAGGGCACGATCTACACGGGCGGCGACGTCGACCCGGCGACGAAACACTTCCTGAGTGCGGGCGCGGCTTGCGTCGCGGCAGCAGGCGCGCCGTGGTACATCATGGCAATCGACCTCGTCGGCTTCGTTCCCTTGTCGGGCACGAACGTGTCGACGACCGGCACCAAGACCGTAACGATGACGGCCCTGTCGAACAGCGGCAGTAAGGGTGATAGATACCCCAACGGCGAGGGGCTGCGTTTGTTCGTCGCGGTCGACACCATCATGGGCTCGAACGCCCCGACGTGCATCATCAACTACCTGGACACGGGCGGCGGCGCAGGCGCGACGACGACGTTCACCTCGACGGCCTCGCTGGGCGTCGGCCAGCTCCTGAACACGGGCGCGGCCGCGAACAAGTACAACCCGTTCCTGCCGCTCGCGGCGGGTGACACGGGCGTGTCGGACATCGTCTCGCTGGTATGGTCGGGCACGGCGCACGCCTCGGGTACGGTCATCATCGGCCTGTGCAAGCCGCTGTGGACGGTCCCGGTTCCGGCGACGGGCCTGTACAATAAGGTCGATTTCGTCAACGCGCTGCCGTCGATGCGCAAGATTCCCGACGGCGCGAACATCCAGTTCCTGTTGTTCCAGACGGGTGCGACGACTTCGGCAGGTGTGATCAACGTCGATTTCGACTACGCTTACGGCGGCAGTTGATGGGCCTGCTCGCGAACAACTTTCGCGACACGCTGGGCGCGTACCAGATATTCGGCGCGACCGCGTCGAACAATGCGTACCCGTCGGTGACACTGCAGAACCATCACCGCACGGCAGCAATGCGCAACCTGACGGCGGGCAAGGGCATCACCAGCGAACTGGTCGCGGTGCCGGACGGTAACCGCCATCCGAGCGCGTGGGTCATGCCGCAGCAGGCAGGGGCGCTCGCCGCGCGCAACACGCTCACCGGCACGGGCGACATCTCCGACGCGGATGCCTGGGCGGTCAAACTCGCGGAAGCCGCCCTCACCGGCACGGGCGAACTGACGGCGATCGGCAGCCTGATCGTGCAACTGGTCGCGGCCATCACCGGCAGCGGCACCGTCTCCTCGGCCGACGTGCAGGCGTTCCTGCAGCTCGCCGCTGCACTGAGCGGCACGGGCGATGCCGCCGGCACGGCCACAGGCTTGGGCGAACTGCTCGCCGCCCTGACAGGCGCCTCGAGCATGAGCCCAACGCTCACCGGCACGGGCGCCATGAGCGCGGACATCGTCGTCACCGGCACGGGCCTGTCGACGGCGAACGTGGGCGAAGCGGTTTGGTCCGCACTCGCTGCGGCGAATAACACGGCCGGGACGATGGGCGAGAAGTTGAACGATGCCGGGTCCGCGTCGAACCCGTGGACCGAGGTCATCGAGTCGGGCTACACCGCGTCGCAGATCCTTAGCCTGCTCGCTGCCGTGGCTGCCGGTAAGACCACGATCACCGACCTGGGCGGCGGCGACGCGACGGTCGTGTTCCGCAACATTGGCGACACCGCCGACGCCGTCTCGGCCGACATGACGGGCTCCGAGCGTACTGACGTGACACTGGATCTGTAATGCCTGTGCTTGCTGACTGCTTGACAACCACCTCCACTAGGAGATAATCGCACATGACCGATCCCGTCCAGACGACACCCGCAGCCGATCCTTCGGCACCTGCGGCCGTCACAACCCCGACGACCCCCGACCCGACAACGACTCCGGTCGCCGCTGCGCCCGCCGTCAAGTCGATCATCCCTGAAGAGCCAGCGGCGGATCCTACGCCCGAGCCCACCCCGGACCCCAAGCCGGACGACGGCCCCGAGTGGTTCTTTGCGGATGGCGTCAAGGGCGTTGGCAAGATGCCGGAATGGTACAAGGCCGATAAGTACAAAACGCTCTCGGCCCAGGCCGAAGCGTACGCCCACCTCGAAAAGCGCCTCGGCGCATTCGTCGGGGCGCCGAAGGACGGCAAGTACGAGTTGCCTCCCCCGCCCGAAGGCGTGGACGGCACGTTCGATGCGGAGCATCCGCTGTTCGCCACCTTCACCGGATGGGCGGCAGAGAACCAGGTCTCGCAAAAAGCGTACAACGACCTGCTCGGAATGTTCGCGCAGTACGAGGCAGCCCAGACGCCGAACATGTCGGACGTCAAGGCGGAGCTCGGGGCCGATGCGGATGCGCGGATCAATCGCGTCTCGGTGTGGGCCAAGGCCAACCTGAGCGGCGACGAGTTCAACGCGTTCCGTTCGGCGATGAGCGATCGCAACGCGGCGCAGGTGTTCCGAGCGGTCGAGGCGGTCGTCGCGAAGACGCGGCAGCCGGCGGTGCCGAAGCCGGGCGACGGCGGCGACTCGGTGATCAAGGGCGGCCTGGAGGCCATCGCCGAGATGCAGGCTAAGGTCGACCCGGCCACGGGCAAGCGGTTCTACGAGACCGATGCCAAGTACCGGGCGATGGTCGAGAAGAAGCGCGTAGAATACTTTGAGGCGCAGAACGCTTAATGACGGCGAAATGCCCGCTTAAAGCGCAGGCAAAGGCAGAGGGGAGAATGAAATATTTCTCCCCTCGGCCCTGTCGGAACGGTCACGTAGGCGAGCGATGGGTTCGCAGCGGGTCGTGTATTATTTGCGCGGCTGCTGCGCGAGTGAAGAGGTACCACGAGAAAGGCGGCAGAGAGCGTGGGCGTGCGGACGCGCGGAAACGCCGAGATGCAAATCCTGCTGCAGAACGCCAGCGCGCCGTTCGTACGACGTTGAAGTCGAAGTACGGGATCACAGAGGTCCAGTACGCCGAGATGTTTGATGCGCAGCGTGGATGTTGCGCGATCTGTGAGCGCAGGATGGTGTCAAGGCTTGACCCCTCGCGCCCGATATACTCCGGTCGCGGAGCGCCGTCGCGCGAAGTTGCTCGAGTGGATCACTGCCACGCTTCTGGACGAGTGCGCGGTTTGCTCTGCTCTGACTGCAATATCATGCTCGGCCACGCGCACGACGATGACGAATTGATGCTGACTGCAGTGCGATACCTGCGCGCCTCGCGCGCAACCGCACACGCGATCAGCCGCGCGCAGACGCGCAGTCTGCAAGGCGAGATAGGGCCGCACCCGCGGGACCCCGAGTCAAGCACGCGCCGTGGAAGTCGGCGGGATGAACTCTCTCCCTTTTTTCCAGAGGAATAACTCATGTCAGCTTCATTGGGTGGTACCTATTCGGCGACCACGAACGCCGCCATCGCTAGCTACGATTCCGAGGTAAAGTTGGCTTATGCCGGCTCTGCCGTTCTCCGTCCGACCGTTCGTCTGAAGACGGGCGTCACCGGCTCCAGCCACTTCTTCCAGAAGATGGGCCAGGGCGTGGCCACGCAGCACACGTCGCACGAGCTCATCACGCCGGCCGACTACAGCCACAGCAAGGTGGCCTGCACGCTCAGCAACTGGCGCATCGGTGACTACACCGACATGTTCGATCAGGCCGAGACCACGGTCGACGAGCGTGCGGACCTCGCCAAGTCGAACGCGATGGCGCTCGGCCGCGCCGAGGACCAGCTGATCATCGACGCGCTCGACGCGGCGACCAGCATCGCGGGCACGGTCGACGAGGACCTGGGCGGCACTAACAGCCTGATCAACGCGGACAAGCTGCGTCGGGCCAAGCGCTACCTCGTGGCCCAGCAGGCGGCGGGCGGCGACCACACCTTCCTGATCAACGCGGCGGGCCTCGAAGGCGCGCTGGCCGAGACGGAAGTGACGTCGGCCGACTACCAGACGATGCGCGCGCTGGTGGACGCGGACCTCAACAACAAGAAGGCGTTCGGCTTCACCTTCAAGGTGATCGAAGACCGCGTGGAAGGCGGCCTGCCGACCGGCTCGACCAACATCCGCCTGTGCTTCGCTTACGATCGTTCCGCGATCGGCCTGGCGACGGCGCTCGAGCCGCAGACCCGTGTCGACTTCATCCCCGAGCGCGCTTCGTGGCTCTCGCAGGGCATGCTGAAGGCCGGTTCGACGGTGATCGACGCCAAGGGCGTGGTCGAAGTCCAGTCGTACGAGTCGTAATCCACCCGGCGCGGTTGTGAGCCGCGCCCGCTTCACCCCTTTCTCTTCGAGGTAATCGCAATGGCTTTCTCTCGTCTCGCACTGCAGCGGATCGGCCCGCAGAACTCGGGCGCTCCGACCATCTGGACCTATGCCACGGCGGACGCCCTGACGGCGGTCGACGCGTCGGGCTACTTCAACGACGCCGCGGCCAACCTCCAGGTTGGCGACTTCATCTTCGTGTCCAGCTCGAGCACGTACGGCATCCACGTCGTCACGGGTAACACGCGCGATCTGACGGCTTCGCCGCCGGTCGAGGGCGTGGTCGACGTCACGAACGCCGTGGCTCTCGGCGCGATCGACTCCGACTAAGATCGGACATTGGACCGGGGAGCAATCCCCGGTCCTTTCTTGCGTGAGGAGTTCGCATGGCGACCAACAAAATTGGTGGCGGCTACAAGTTCCCCAACGGCGACTCGGTGCAGATGCTGCCGCTTTCCGGGCTGCGCGTGAACGCCACCGCGGGCTCGGCCAGCACGGCCGAAGCGGCCGTTCCTTCCGGCGGCGCGCTGCTGATTGTCCGGGCCACCGGCCCGATTGCCATCCGGTTCGGCAACACGGGAATGGGTGCGGCGGCGGTCGATGCCAACAGCATCCTGTTCCCTTCGGGCGAAGCGCCCGTGCGCATCCCACTGATTTCCGACGTCCCCGCCACGCATTTCCGCGTCATCCGCGCCAGCGGCAGCGATGCCTTCGTGCAGCTCGAAAGCGTGAACTTGCTGGCCTGATGTGGCGGACCGCATCAACATCACTGCGCCTGAACGCTACCTGCGCGTGCTGCGGGCCGATGGCTCGCAGTTGTCGCGGCACCTCACCGTCGAGGATGCCATCGAGTCCGCCGCAAATGCGCCTCCGGGCGAGTACCGCATTGTCTACCCGGACCGCATCGTGAAAGCCTACGGCGTTCTCCCGTCGACCCCGGTGCCGGCTGCGCCGACGGACCTGGTGGTCATTGAGTCGACCGCTGGCTACGTGTCGCTGACGTGGTCGGACGACGGCAACGGCACGAGCTGGACGATGTACCGCGACGGCACGCCGATCGGCAGCGTCTCAAGTCAGTCGTACACTGATACGAATGTGGCGCCTTCGACGCTGTATTCGTATCAGGTGCAGGCGTCGAACAGCGGCGGCACCTCGGCGATATCCGCGGCGTACGAAGTCACCACGCCCGCAAACTCCGCTCCCGCGTGGGGGTTGACGCCCCAATCACTGTATATAGGGCAGTCGTACAACCTCGCGTTGAACTCAGTTTGCACCGACATCGACGCGCAGCCGCTGACGTTCAGCGTGACGTCCGGCTCGGTGCCTGGGCTATCCCACACGGGTTCGAACTTTAGCGGCACGCCGACGACTGTCGGGGTCTACCCGGTGGTGTTCTCCGCGAACGACGGTTACACGTCGGCCCTGAGCGGCACAGTGAATTTCACCGTGTCCGACCCAGATGTGACTGCGCCAACGGTGCCCGGTGACGTTGCGGCTGCGGCGAACGGGGCGACGGCAACTGTATCGTGGACCGCCAGTACCGATGCGTCAGGTGTGGCGAACTACCGCGTGTATCGTGACGGCGCGCTTCGTGGAGCGGTCGCGGGCCTGACTTACGAAGACGCCGATCTTCCTGCGGGGACGTACACGTACTCCGTGTCCGCGGTCGATGCAAGTTTCAACGCCAACGAATCGGCGCAGGCGATGGCGGCGCCGATCTCGATCGTGCCGGACGTCGTCAATCCACCGACCGGCTTGACGGTGCTGCCGGCGAGCGCAACGTCACTGCTCGTGTCCTGGTCCGCTCCCGCTGGCGGGCTCGCCCCCACAGGGTACGAGGTCGAGAAGTCTGACGACAACGCAACGTGGAGCGCAGTCGCTCAATACACATCGCCGTCGCTTTCGTTTACCAACACTGGACTGACGACCGGAGTGCGCCGCTACTACCGCGTGCGCTCCGTCAACGGGTCGCTGACCAGCGCATGGACGACGGGCAGCGGAGTGCCAGAAGAGTCGCCTACCGCAACCACGTTCGCGAACGTGGTCGACGCTTCGACCGGCTTTGAACTCGACGTGACCCGCTACGTCAACGGATCGCTCACCAATGGGTGGCGCTCGAATGGCGACACGGTGCTCGGGTGGGACTGGTCGTTCCCTGCACAAGTGCCTCCGAAGTTGTCAGGAATGTGGCACTTCTCGAACGGAACGCCGACCGGCAACTGGCCCGCCGGATTCCCCGGCAAGAAACTCTTCAAGATCAACCTGGATTGGCGGGACGTCGAGAACGCCACCGAAGGCGTGCGGGATTTCTCCGATCTTGACGCCATCGAACAACTGGCCGATGGATGGGACGGGGTTCAGCTTGACGTTCGCGGCAGCGTGTACGAGTCAACCGACGCTTCCTTGCTTAGTGCCCCGACGTGGCTTGCAAACGAAACGTGGCCCGCCGGCTCACGGAACGTCAACGTGTCTACGTCTGGCGGCAACACGATCTCGTACTACGACATCAGTTACTCGACGTACTACACCCCCTTCCGCGCGTTCATCACCGCACTTGCGGCATACAAGCCGCGGAAAGCCGACGGCACGGTAAATGACGGAAACTACACCGTGCCGGAACACCCGAATTTAACGGGCCAGCTTATCCACGGAATATCTTCGTCCGAGGGCGAAGAGGCTGGCACGGGCGACTTCCCGCAAAACACCGTAGAAACAATCCAGCACATGGTCGCTGCATATGGAGCCGTTGGCGCCCCTAAGCTCTGCTGGGTTGGCGAGGGGCGAGATTGGGCTGACGTCAACGAGGCGGTGATTGTTGACGGTGGCGTGGGTTGCCGCGGCGGGTTGCTGGAGCGCTTCGCGCGACGGTCTTTTACGCCCTATGAAACAGACACCGACGCGGCCACGGGCGACGAGGTGCCGGGGACTTACACCAACACAGGGCAGGTGTTTGAGCAGTACAAGACTGCGCCGCCTAACAGCGTCAATGTAGCGAGGAACGCTTACCTCACGGTAGACGAAGACTTTCCTCCGATTGCTGGCTTGCGGTACTACCAAGACCAGATGGAAGAGTTCACGTCCGACGTCCTGACTCTGGCGAACAAGGACTGGGACACACTGGAGATGTGGCAGCTTCAGTACCGCATGTGCCTGCTACGCGGATTGCAGATGCGGCGAAACAACCTTGCAGTCGAGCCGAAGAGCACCACGCTCCTGAACGGGACGCGCGTCAAAGGCATTGAGGGATTTGTCAACCCTCCTTTGATTAAATGGGCTTCGGTTCAGCTTGGCCGCCGAATTTACAGTGCGTCCGAAGCCGACCAAAACTGTGAAGCCAATGAAGCGTTTTGCCTGCTTTCACGATTCAGAGCGAAGTCCGAATTCATTGTTGGAAGGCCGGGAGACGCCAACTTCTCCCGTCTCCCGAACGGCACAAACTACGTCCACAACCTCGAACGCTGGTTGACGCAGCGCGAGGCCGACGGAGCAACGACTCCTGCCCTGCAGCGCGACTTGAAGTTTAGCCCGTCCACCGATCCGTCGGCGTATGTCACAGAACTCGGGCTTGTGGACGTTGCCAGAACCGGCACCGTGATTGGGTTTCGGCTCGATGATCGTATGCGCTTCGGCTCTAGCATTGCGGTGAAAGTCACGTATCTAGACCGCAACTCCGAGGAGTGGACGCTACGCTATACGACAAGCACTGGCCTTAAAAGTGCGGCAAGCAGCCCGAAGCGCCAGAATGAGGGCGGCAGTGTCGTCAGGACGACGACGTTTTTCATTACCGACTTCTCAAACATCGCTGGCGTGAACTTCCAAATTGAGAGCGGCGGCAACACGCCCTTCATGTTTGTGCGAGTGATCAAGGTTTAACACATGGCGCTCAAATTCTTTTGGCGGTGTGAAGGGACGACTCTCGACTGGAACGGCAGCACGGGCGACGATTTCTGCGGCGCGGACAACACGCTGACGCTGCTTAACAGTGCAACCATTTCTGCGAATGCGGCCCGAGTCGGCACCAACGGCGTCCGCTGTATCAGTACGTCGGCTGGTGGAACTTCTGGCGCTACGCCCTCGGAAATCTGGCCGGGGACAACGACGAGCGGGAACACGGGAGACACGGTCGGCTCATTTGCGTACTCGTTCCGGGTTGCGACCGCACTGGACAACATATCCGGCATTGCTTTCGGTCTGCGAGCGCGAAACGCCGCAAGCACCGAAGAGTTTACGGTCAGGCAAGCGGGCACGCAGAACCTACTGCTGTATCTTGATGGCAGTGCCGGCCCGCTCTCCATTTCCCTCACCGGGAACCAAGTGGTCGCGGATGAATGGATGGGCGTGGTCGTTCGAATCGACGTACCCAACGACAAGGCTCGGATTGAGCTTTACAACTCAGCCGGAACGCTGGTTGACTCCGCGCAAGACCTTGCGTCCGATTTGAGCGTCCGTATCCTTAGTGACGTTAATACGATGTCATTCACGCCGTGCAGCGGGGCAAAGACGAACACCATTGACTGGGACAATTTCATTATTTCCGACAATTACGACGCGCCGCTTCAGAACAACCTGACTATCACGAGTCGGTCTGAATACAGCGAAAGTTCCGGCGCGGCGCGCCAGATGCGACACATTCAATCTCACGTTTGGGGATGACTCATGGCTAAGTTTTTGCGACAGAGCACCGCGAGCCAGGAAGTTCTCCTCGGCTACTTCGTCGATTCGACCGATGGCAACACCGAGGAAACCGGGCTGACCATTGCGAACACCGACATCAAGATCCACAAGGCGGGCGCGACGACGCTCGCCAACAAGAACTCGGGCGGTGCGACGCACATCAGCAACGGCCTCTACTACGCCGTGCTCGATGCGACCGACACCGACACGCTCGGGAACCTGGTTATCTCCTGCCACCCGACGGGCGCGCTGGCGTTCCGCGACAGCTACGTCGTGCTGCCGGCCGTCGTCTATGACGCGATCGTTGCAGGCACCGACAACCTCGACGTGAGCGTCACGCAGTGGACCGGCACGGCCGTCGCCACGCCGGACACGGCGGGCTACCCCAAGGTGACGATCAAGTCTGGCGCGGGCACGGGTGAGATCAGCCTCTCGAGCGGCGGCGTCGTGCTGTCGACCTCGGGCGTCAACGCCGTGGCCGACCAGGTCTGGGACGAGGCCGCCAGCGGTCACGTCGCGGCCGGTTCGTTCGGTGCCGCCGCCTACCTCATCCGCTCAGCCACGGCGCAGGCCGGGGCCGCCACAACGATCACGTTGGATGCGAGTGCGTCGGCGGTTGACGACTTCTACAACAACCAGAAGATCCACATCGTCAGCGGCACGGGCGCCGGGCAGGGCCGCATCATCTCCGACTACGTCGGCAGCACCAAGGTTGCCACCGTGGCAACGTGGGCGACCAATCCGTCGAGCGACAGCGTGTTCGTCATCACGCCGTTCGGTTCGATCCCAGGCGCTTCGGCGCCGACGGCCGGCGAAGTGGCTGACGCGGTGTGGGATGAACTGCTGGCCGGTCACACGACCGAGGCAAGCTACGGCGCGCTCATGCAGTCGCGGCAGTTGCACGTCGGCACGGCGCAGGCGGGTGCGTCGTCGAGCATCACGCTCGACGCCACGGGTTCGAGCGCCACGGACGACCTGTACAACTACCAGTTCATCACGATCCGCTCGGGCACGGGCGCCGGGCAGACGCGGCAGATCACCGACTACAACGGCACGACCAAGGTCGCGACCGTCAACCTCGCGTGGACAACCAACCCGTCGACCGATTCCGAATACATCGTCCATCCGGGCGGCTTGGACGCGGCCACGGTCGCGTCGATCGCCGACGCGGTGTGGGACGAGGCGCGCAGCGGCCACGTCACCGCCGGCAGCTTCGGTGAATACGTGCTGGCCGATGTCACCCGCGTATCGGGCGACGCGACGGCGGCCGACAACCTCGAGGCAATGGTCGACGGCACGGGCCTGACGCTCACGGGCGTGACGGTCCCGACGGTCACGACGGTGGGTACGCTCACCACCTATACCGGCAACACGCCGCAGACGGGCGACGCGTTCGCCCGCCTCGGGGCCCCGGCAGGTGCCAGCGTCAGCGCCGACGTGGCGGCCGTCAAGGTCGACACCGCCGCCATCCTGGTCGACACCGGCACGACGCTGGACGGCTACATCCAGACGGTCGACACCGTCGTGGACGCCATCAAGGC